GCGAGTTATTGCATCGCCGTCGTCTGTGTAGACATCGTCTCTCAGCTCATAGATTTCATTTGTCGAATAATCGCCTGCCACGTGAACATTGTCTTTTTGCGAAAACGCCAAATAATTTACACGATGCCTTTCAAGTGATCCGCCATTTGTGTATGCCCTTTGGTGCCAGCTCCCCGTCGATGTATCAAAAACCCACGTGGCTTCCTCAAAATTTAAGACATAAAACTTGTGGCCCTCATATTCATAGCTATAAGCTACAGCGTTTGAGGGGTTCGCATAACTTTGAATAGCTTGCTCAATGGCGTGAGTGCTAACCCTTTGCGCTCGAAATCCATTGGACGCATAAACCTGCCCCTGGCCATCTTTCGTGCGGCCAAGCCAAAACAAAGAGCCACCAGCTTCAGCAACGCTATTGCCAGCCAGGCATCCTTTGTCGATAAATCCGCCCTGCACTCGCTCAAACGGAAAGTCCGCATTGCCTGTGTTTGCATAAACTTCTGTCGATTCTTCGTTAAAAACCCACAAATACCTACTGTTAGATGCCAAAGAAACGACAAGGTCTGGGCTGCCTTCGCTCGAAGCAAAATTCAAAGCGTTAACCGTTACACCGCCAAGGTCGGAAACGTAAAATTTATTTGTGTCGGCCTCGTTGACTATAAAGTAACCGTCAATCCATGTAATATGTGTCGCATTTGTCACAGAGCCAAAGTTGAGGCCATTTAATGAGTCCTGCGTGATAGTCTGAGCGTCAAAGCTTCCACCAAGTGCGCTACCAATTGTTTGACTATCTCCACCCTCTGCGGTCCAAGGCCAGTCAAAATCAGGAGACCCATATGTTACAGTTTTCCCGGCGATTGCACCCGTGTTTATGAACTCAACCATTTGGGCTGTCGTGATTGCCGTGTTCGAACATTGAAATCTAAAAAGAACCTGTGTGCCATAACCTGACATCGATGGCTGAGGCAAAACAAACACTGTTACCTCATCAGCTGGCCAGCCCGACCTTTCGTCGTGGTCTAAGGTTGCCGTCCCGCCCACGTAGCCAGTGTCAGGAGACTTAAGGGTCACGGTCGCATCAAAGCTTGTGAACTGCGCGACAGCAATATTTTCAGAAGAAAGAAAGTTGAACTCTTGGCTGTCGCTATCTTGGTAGTAAACATAATTGGCTACGCCGTCTAAAAATATTGTTGAACTGTCTGTGCCGTCGCCGCGAACGCTCATAGAAGCAGCATTCACTTTGCCGCTAGATGACTGAAACTCTACGGCATCGCCGCCGTTCACGCCTTTTGTTCCAACAATGTTTATGGACCAATCCCCAGCAAAAGACGTCAAAGAAATTGCTGTTCCTGCCACAGCGTTTGCTAGCGATGTCGCAATTTTGAAGTTGTCTGCGTCCACCTTTATAACATAGTAGTCGGTTTCATAAGCCAGGCCGCCGGATGTTTCGCTTAGTTTTACAAACTGAATCTTTGTGCCCGTATCGAGTCCATGTGCTGTCGACTCAAATGTGTCGTTATCAATGTCATTGTAGTCGACCTCTACGGTTGTCTCGACCTGGGAGGTCACCGTCATATTGCCCGTGCCCTGACCCGTTATATCGATTTGCGTGCCAGAGTTGGCATTCGATACAGAGGTGGCAAGCTGAAAAGTGTCGTCGTCTACTTTTATGACATAGTAGTCTGTGCTTGCCGCCAAGCCAGTTGGCAAAGTGCCGTCAGACTCTACCTGAACACGCATTCCAGTGTAAAAGCCATGGTCAGTTTCCGATATTTCGTCGGTCCCAATCGCCACACTCGATGTTTGAACTATTCCGGTCGCCGCATCATAATAGTGGGCGGCAGCAATGAGAGACTCTTTTGCGATAACATAAAGTCGATTGCCGCTAACTACAAAAATTCGGTTAATTGAATCAACATGAACACAGCGAATTGGCCCATCGCCAACCTCTACTGCTTTTTGAAGACCCGGCGTGTGTCTTAAATATGCGACCTGCCCAGCTTTTCCGCTTTGGCTTTCAATGACTTCAGGGTACAGGTTCACGCATTGTTGGGCGTCAACAAACGTGGAGCTCAACTTGTATGCCTGACCTATAAACCCAGGAAACTTCACGTCACTCTCCCGTCAACCAGTTAAAAAACCGCTTTCCACTTCCCCCGAGTGCCGCTCGGTCAACGCGCAAATAATGTTCTTCAATGTTGATGCGCTTAATGTTGGCAAGTGAGTTCCTGGCAGCCTCAATTGCCTCTGGCGCCATTTGGACGCCGTATTCTGGCGCAAGCTCCATTGCGAGATTGAATTTCAGCGCTCTCTTATAGCCAGGCGGCAAGCTCACCGTGTCCGAACCAGCCGAAAACTCAGTTAAAGGAACCCACGAATAAAAAAGAAGCTGATTGGCCTGGCTTGGCTTCGGCCAGATATTTATGATCCCGAGGGGATAGTTGTCTTGATACCATAGTTTGCTTGGAATGCTTGAAGTCGAGTCTTTTACCGTCAACATCGACCATTCTTTTTGCGAAATGATTTCCATGTGAAAGTCGTTGTTCGGAGTGCCTTGCTGCCGCAACACTGGGTCTTCAATTGCTATTGGTCGGGTTGTGTCGAAGTCGCCGCCTGATCCAATTGTGTAGCTTTGCTGATTTGTTGTGAGAGACTGGGTTTCAAGCGCTTTGTGATAGATTAGAAGGTTTTGTGCTGACCAACTCTCAAGTAGCTGGTTTAGCGCTTCTAGCCCTTCGCTCTGAAGGTTCGCTGAAGGTGTTTCGCCCTGAGCAATCACGCCCAGGACCCGAAGTGATGATTTTATCAGATCATTGGCAGTCGACACGTTCAACCCTCCGTGAAATAGCAAAGCGCCGCCCACTTCCCATGACCTCAACCTTGCGGCTGTTCATGTTGGCCCATTCTCTAATCGGCTCAAGTGCTGCGTCGTCGTCGGCGTCGTCCATAACTACGACGGCATTTTTTATTTTCTCATTCATTGCATCATAAAAGACTGACCGCTCACCGATCATGCGTGGTGGCCCATCACATAGAGCCAGAGAGAACTCTTTGTCTGGCAAAGAGCTTGGGTCATACCATGCTCCCTTTTCAAACTCTTTAAGTTCAGCGCAATGGATCTCGATGTTTTTTATTTTATAAATTTGAGCGCAGTATTTTAGCTTAGACGCCCACATGACTTCATGTTCTAGCGCATGAACCGTGATGTCAGGATTTGCAAGAGCCATGACAAGTGTCGAGAGACCTGAACCAGTTTCCACGATGTCGCCCGTGGCTTCTTTTGCGAGCCAGTAGCAGGCCGACAAAAGCTCATGTGATGCCGCAAAATGATTGCCCCAGCCTTCAAATAAATTTTTGATGTCTACATCAGAGCACTGGCCGTTTCTTAGGTTTTCAACGGCCAAGGCAAACTTGCGTTGTCGTTCTTTTGCTTTCAAGCCGTGCTTTTCTTTCCAGAAGTCTCCCAGGGCTCCTGAAAACTCGACTTCGCCTGTGTGGCTGAGAGGCATTTCTGGGTCTACGTAGACTTTTCCTCCCATTTTTTGCCAGTTCCGACAAAAGGCGAGATCCCCGCTGTAGCGAATACCGTTTTCAAATGTGCGCTCAAAAATGATTGTGTGAGGTATCGCGTCTGGCTTTGCTCCCCGAGTGACAAATCTGCGGTGCGCGTTTGCTTTTGCCATCTTTTCTAGAACATGGCGTTTTATTTTCATAAATCCGGTCGGTGCGCCCTGCACCTCGACAAGTCCACTTTTGTTTGCCTGAAGTGGCTTTCCTGCTTCGACTACCACAGGGAACTCTTTGTCTTCTTTCGAGCGCTTTGGATAAACGCCAGCGACCACGTCTTCGCCGTGCTGAGCAAGCCTTAAAAGAGCCTCACGAGGCCAACACACGTCGGCATCAATAAATATAAGCTCATCACACTCTGACTCTAAAAACTCCGTGACAATTGCGTTTCTCGCATCGTCAACATGGCAGTGATAGCTCAACGAAAAGAACTCGCAACCAATTTCGTTTTCCTCTAAGAGAGGAATGCTCTCAATCAAAGAGTGAACGAATCGATTGTCGAACTTTCCCGAATAAGTCGGGCTTGCAATAAAAACTTTCAGAGGGCCCAAGCGAGCCCCCCGAGAGCAATTTCTAAAAGCCATTAGGCTGAGCCCTTCATAAGACCCAGGTTTACAAGAACTGAGCGCATTTCATTGACCAAGGTCACAATGGCGTCAGCTTGAGTGCTGGTGGCAAACCCATAGGGGCTTGAAGCAGTAGCCGCTGCCGTGCCCACAGCCGCCTGGTCCGCCCCGGAAGGCTGAACAATTGGCGTGGTCCCATAAAACCCAACTAAAGCGCCGTCGTCTTGGCCAATTTGATGGCCGCCCTCTGTTTCAGGGCTTTTCCAGTAGTTTGTTCGAGTGTCATTTTGCATTTTTTGAACTCCTTTTAATAGTTTCAAGTTCAGAGCGCAGGCGCTAATGCCCGCGCTCCAAATTCAAGCGGATATTGCTTTACCCAACGATGCGGCAAGCAAGCTCTGGGTAAATCGTTTTCCACCCATAAAGAACATCAAGGCGGCACGGGAAGGTGTCATTATTGATGTCGTAGGCTTTAACGATTCGCACAGAAAGACCTGAGCCTTCGTCGCTAGCGCGAGCAGCCATGTCCACTCCACCTGGAAGTGGCAAGTCAGCCATGCCAAGAACAAAAGCGTCTTTGTGGAACGCCAAGTTTTGTGGCGAAACAACGCTTCCTGATCCAAGAACAGTGATTGCGTCACCGTCCGCGGGAAAAGCCGTGATGTTTTGATATGGCCCTTCAGTGTACATAGCTGGTGCTACAGAAATGTCCCCTTCACCAGACCCATCAGAATCAAAATCAGCCGTCACAACGAATTGCTGCAACTGACCTGTGCTCTGGCGGCTTTGTGGGTTAACAGCGTAAACGCCAGCCACAGTGAAAACATCGCCTTTTTTGAGGCGGTTTGCTGCCGATGACGTCCAGCCTTCAGTTGCAATCGTGCTTGCACCTTGGCTAGAAACAGTCGTCTTCACTTCAGGCGTTCCGCCTTGCTGCCCAATGGTGTGAGAGCGAATGTTTTGGTCCATTTTCCACTTAAAGCCAGCGGCGTATCCCATCACGCCTTTTTCATACTGCTTTTTAATTTCCTCAGAAGACTGGAAAAGACCTTTCAAGCCATAAACCATGTCAGCTTGAGCGGCAGGATTAAGCACTAAAGAGCGCTGGTCGTCCATTGGTGCGCCCATGTTGTCAAGCTTTACACCTGCGTTCAAGGCATCGTCGAGGTCGTCTGGCGTAGTGCCAGGCGTTCCAACGGCTTGATAAACGTCTTCAAAAAGGCCGGTTCCATCATAGTCGATTTTGTTCGCCAAAGACACAACGGCGGGCTTAATGTAGCGCTCAGAAAACTCTTCGATATTGAGAGCCAGCTCTTTTGAGCTGAACTGAAACGCAACGTGCTTCTGAGAATCAAGAGTCAAAGCTTCGCTTTGGTCCTCGATGTCCTGAAGCTGAAGAGCCGGGCCGTCCGATACGGTGTACCGTACTGGCTTCCGAATGTTGATGACCGAGCCAATTTTGGCTCCACTGTGTTCAAACTTGTCGTCATATTGACGATTGACGTTCTTGGCAAAACCAAGCTCGTTTTTCAAAATCCGCAATGATTCTTTTGTGATCATTGAGATATTTAAGAGAGATTGTCCCATTTTTTAACCCCTTAAAATTTAAGTTTTTCCCTCCGCTCTAAGCCGCTCATATTCGGCCTGGCTGATGTCTGGGTCATAAATGGACTTGGTAGTCGCTTTCGATGACTTCGACCCAACCGGCCTGATAGGCTTTGGAGCGCGTGTTTTTCTTGCCTGCTTTTTTTGGGCTGAAGGGGACTTGGACTTTGATTCGATTTTAGCCTCAAACCGGCCAAGCTCTCTGGCTGCCGCAACGGGATTCAATTCGCATATCTTTTCAAATGAATCTCGATCAAGCCCCAGGTTGTACATAAGCTCTGGGCCGTTATCTGATTGCAAAATCACTTCTTGAACGTGAAACGGCATTTGCACGTCGTCCACTTCCTCAAGAACGTCCATGAAGTCGTCATGAGTCTCCATAAATTTTTGGACTCTTTCGTTGTGCGCATTAACTAATTGCTCTTGCTCGGACTTAGCCTTTTGCTCAGCTAACTGAGACTCTCGCTCCTTTAGCTTTTGCTCGGCCTTCCACTCCACAAGGGCTTCCAAGTAGTCTTCATGCGACTCGAAATCGTCACTTTGAGGCTTGTCTGACGTGTCAGCCTTGGCTTTTGCTTCGGGTTCTTCTGAATCAGCTTCTTGGCCGCTTCCTTCTTTCAAGGCTTGCTGTCGCCAGTATTCAATTTCTCGCTCTTTGTCGGCGATACGCTTGTTCAGTTTTTCTACCCGGCGCTGAAAACCAGACTTGCGGCGTCGTCGCTTTTGAGGCTTTTCGTCCTCGTCGTCGTCCTCAGACTCGTCCGATTCTTCGCTTTCGTCGTCTGAATCATCTTCGTCTTCGTCTTCAGAGTCGTTTTTCTCGCCTTTTTTGGCGGCTTTTTCCTCCGAATCGTCGTCCGCTTGAGATTCTTCTGACTCATCCCCTTCAGTCTCTGAAGTTGCCGATTCTTCAGACTCGTTTTCGTCAGCGCTTTCTCCTGACTCGGCTTCGAGAGTCATTTGCTCTTGTTCAGTCGCCTTTCCGCCCATTGCGGCTAGCGTGTTTTCTTCTGAATCGGTTGTTGACTCGATCTGTATTGCCATGGTTCCCCCACGTAAAAATTAGTAACCCGGTGAATACCCGCCGGTAGGTTGTTGGTTTTGTTGCGGGATAGCGCCTTGAGCGCCTTGCCCGTTCATTTTCATTTCAATTTCTTGGCGTTTTCGGTCGAGGTCTTGGCGTCGCTGAATCTCAGCAATTTCTTGTTTGAAAAGCTCTGTGCCTTCTCGTGAATCAATATCAGCAAGCGCTTTTTTAAGCTCGACTTCCATTTTCGCGAATTCAATTCGCTCTTTGCTTTCAAGTTCGAGTTTCTTTTCTTTGATTTCGCTTGAAGCCTCATTGAGCTTTTGTGTGAGCTGCTCGATCATTTGGTTCATTTGCGCCATTTGTGCTTGAACTTGCGGCGGTATCTCTTCACCCTCCGGGCTTTCAAGAAGGTGTGGAGGTATCATTTTCTTGAGTCGCTCAGAGATTTCATCAGCGCCAGGCCAATCCATATTTTTGACCATTAAATCGCCGGCAATTTCAGCCACCTGCGGATAGCTTTGAGTTAGCTGCAACATCGCATCGACAGCTTCTTGCCTTTTTGTCGCATAACTTGGGCCGCTAGAAACCGTGACATCGTATTTGCCGTGATCGAGTCGGTGTTCTTGTTTTTTTCCGCCTTTTTCAAAAATCTGGTTGATGGCAACGATTTCTTCTTGGCCGTCTTCACCAATAATGCGAACCGTTCGAGGCGTGTCGTAAACCTTCGGAATGATTTCAATTAAAATGCGCCCAAGGTGCCGAATAGAGCGTGAAAGGTTGTCTATAAAGTGAAAGTTTGCAGTCTGCGACTGATGTGCCCGGCGCTGAATCGCAACACCGCTTGTCTCGTTTGACCTATTGCCAAGCCCGGCGTCATAAATCCCAGTTGTCGACTTCAGGTCTTCACTTGATTGAAGCCTTGCGTTTGTGATGGCCTGAATCGGCGGCTCATAGGCGTTTCGCTGTGGAGGCGGAGCAAGCTCGCCGGCAATTGTTTTTGGGTTGTATTGCAAAAATGCGTGTGAGCGCTTGTTGGCAGTTTTCCACTGCTCTTCGTGGCCCTCAAACTGACCCTCGGCTCCGATAAATGGAGCTCTTGGGGCAAGCGCAATAGTTTCGGTCTCACTTGAGGCCCAAAAGTTATACAT